CGCAAATCGAAAACAACTTCGACCGATTCATCACCGAGCTGACCGCCCTGACCCGCAAATACGGGGTGGCCATCCAGTCGGTGGGCGGCGTGTACCTGGCAGATGAGCGGGGCGAGTTTGACAAGGTCACTTACAACGCCGACATCACCAGCGGCGACCTGTATCCGAATTTCCCGGGAAACTGAGTTCAGGCACCTTGCACCGCAGGGGCCTCTTGAACCGGTGCATCAATAGCAATGGTGGTCAGCTCGACGAACTTCACGCCATCGCCCTCACGCACCGCCTGCTGGCCGGTGTATTCCTCCCATCGTTTGACGATCACATCCGCGAACTTGGGGTCCAGCTCGATGAGGCGGGCCTGTCGTCCGGTCTTCTCGCAAGCGATCAGAGTGGTACCCGAGCCACCAAAAAGGTCTAGAACGATGTCTCGGCTCTTGGATGAATTCTTGATGGCTCGCTCGACCAGCTCAACCGGTTTCATGGTCGGGTGCAGGTCATTGACCCGAGGCTTGTTGTAATTCCAGATATCCGACTGATCGCGGTCACCACACCAGAAGTGATCAACGCCTTGTTTCCATCCGTACAGGATGGGTTCGTACTGACGTTGATAGTCCGATCGGCCAAGGGTGAAAGTGTTCTTGGCCCAGATGATGAAAGTAGACCATTTGCCGCCTGCATCAATCCATGCTTTTTGTAGCGTGTGCAGTTCTGAGGAGCTCATGCAGACGTAGCAGGCTCCTTTGGTCACCACCAGCAAGTTAAGGCAGGCGTCGTACAGAAATTGGTAGAAGCCGTCGCCCAAGGCGTCGTTGAGGATACGTCGATCTTTGCCCCGCATCTTGTCCTTGGCGCTGTTGCCATAGTCCACGTTGTAGGGCGGATCGGTGAATGCCATGTCCGCGAGTTGCCCACCCATGAGGCGTTCCACATCTGACAAGACCGTTGAGTCGCCACACAGGAGGCGGTGGTTGCCGAGAATCCACAAGTCCCCAGTTCTGGATACGGGATCTACTGGTGCTTCTGGGATTGCATCATCTTCGGTCAAACCACCGCCTACTTGATCACCATTTAGCAGGCGCTCAATCTCATCGTCCCCAAAGCCGAGCAAGTCGAGATCAAAATCCACGCCTTGAAGCTCTTGCAATTCGAGCTTGAGTAACTCTTCATCCCAACCCGAGTTCAACGCGATTCGGTTGTCGGCCAGGATGTAGGCCTTCTTTTGTTCAGGGCTCAGATGGCCCAGCTCAATGACGGGCACCTCTGTTAATTCAAGTTTTCTGGCAGCAGCCAAACGGCCGTGGCCAGCGATCACGCCCTTGTCGCCGTCAGTCAAGATTGGATTGGTCCAACCGAACTCACGAATGCTGGCAGCGATCTGGGCGATTTGTTCTTCACTGTGGGTGCGGGCGTTTCGCGCATACGGGATGAGCGAATCGACCGGGACCATTTGGATCTCGGGTTTCATGAGCAAATCAGGGGAGTAGTGCTGCCCTTGATCGCAGTGAATGCGCCAACAGGAAGCAGAAATGAAAAGTGGAAAGGAATGTCTTGCACTCCTTTCCACACCGTAGCTGAAAATGTACGCTCAAATGGGATGATTTGTTGCAAGGGCTAAATTCGATCACTCACCACCTCACGCCCACACTACATATCAACCTCTCCAATTCCCTCTAATTTCCTCTGTGAAATACCCAAGGCGTTGAGTTGATCTGCCACCGTCTGCAACGCTCGTTGCCAACGTCGCCAAGCAGTGGTCCTGTCACACGCAAATCGACGACCGATCTGATGCCAGCCATATCTCTTGGCACGCATCCAGACTAAATGCCTCTGGTCTATCTCAAGCCATTGGACCCACTTCATGGTCTCCAGCATTCTTTCAATTGCCTCAGGGCTTGGGCTCATTGGCCTGTACACCCGCTCGGTATCTGGGTAACGAGAGGGTGTTTGCATGGCCAGTGACATCCATGGATTGTTGTAACCCTGAACGCGGACGGGTGGAAGTCGGTAGGCCGTATGAGCGGCGTCAAGAAACCGTGCTTCCACATCATCCATGCCCCATATAGGTTTTCTATCCATGCTTACCTCCTGAACCATAGAGGCGCTCGCCAATACGACGAATGAACTCCCGCTCAAGGAAGTCCAGCCGTTCGTCTTGATCTGAGACAACCAGGATGTGTTGCTCACGCCAACCTGAACGCTTGACAGCATCCAGATCTGTCACGACAGGCTGCACTTTGCCAAGAGCGCAGCGATACGGTTGTGCTGGGACTTTCATCTCACGCCTCCTGTGTCGTCTGACGATCGCGTGCCAGATAGGCCAATGCAATTGCGTCTGCTTCGTTGTCGTCTGCAGGTTGGTGACCGCGTGCTTGAACGCTTGCGATCATTTCTTCCTTACCTGCATTGCCCTTGCCGGTTGCATGCTTCTTGATCGTGCCGACCGGTATGCCTTCGTAGGGGATCTGATGGTGCTCACACCAGGCTGTCAGTTGGCCCATGAAGCCACCGTATGCATGGGCGGCATCCACACCCACATGCCTGCGTACTTCTTCAAACACGACCAGGTCAACGCCTGTGGTGCATTGCTTCACGTCCGTGAGCCAGCGTTTGAATTTGAGGAATCGCATGCCACCACCTTCGAAGCGTTGGGGCTTAAAGGATTGACTTCCACTTGTGATCTGACCGTCTGAACCCATCAAGGCCCATCCAGTCGTTGTGCCCAAGTCCAAGGCAAGAATCGTCATGTTCATTTCGTCTCCAGAATTTGATCGGGTGACGGGTTGGACAGGTTTCACGGTTACTCCTCTATCGTGTGTGTGCGCGCACGCGTGAGGGGTTAATCAGTAAGACTGTCAAATCCGTCACCATGGTTTGGTTCAATCGTCTCGATACGGGTAGCCACCACCGCTATGAGGCTTAGGTCGTAGACTGATTCCCGCGATTGCGCGCGCACCGCCATGCAGTCGGCATTTCTCGAACTTGCGGGTCGACATCAGCTCCGAGAACCGCTTTATCGAGCCCACGTACTCGCCAGCACGCTCAGCCCATTCGCGCCAATCAGTGAACAGATTCGATACGCCTTCACGATGGGTCTTGCTCAAAATGCAGCGCTCTTCGATCCATTGGCCTAAGGCATCTTCTGCTTCGAAATACTCTTCGGTTGCTGAGACCACGCACTCGGGTGGACGCAGCCCGTCGCGCTGCCATGCGAGGCACCCTTCGACCGCCCAGGCCAAAATACCGTCACGCTCTGCGTACAGTTTCTCGGTCAGCTTGCCGTCACGCCTCTCGGGCGGGATCGTCACCGTGAACGGGATCAGGTGCAGACGCCGCTTCATAGCTTCGTCCACGTTGCGGATCGAGGGCTTGTGGTTGCCTGCGATCAACAACTTGAACTGCGGGATGTATTCGAAGAAGTCCTGTCGCATGAAGCGAGCAGACACCTTGTCACCACCCGTGATGGCCTTGACCTTGGACTCATTCCAGCGCCTGCCTTGCTCGGTTTCCACTGACGCGACAAAGCGTGCGCCGCGCAGACCTGCCAGGTCGGTCGGGTGACGATCGCCCCGGGCATCCATGAAGGTGTCCATGGGTGCGCTCGTGGCGTAGTCGCCCAAGATGCTGGCCAAGGTATTGACGAACACCGACTTGCCGTTCGCGCCGGTCCCGTACAGGAAGAACAATGCATGGGCACTGGTTGCACCGGTCAGGCAGTAGCCCGCCATGCGCTGCAAGTACTCCTGCAAAAGCAGGTCGCCGCCGGTCACGTCGTTCAAGAACGCCTTCCACTGGGGACAGTCACCCTTTGGCGTGGCCGTCGCAATCTTGGTCATGCGGTCTGCACGGTCATGCGGACGCGTGACGCCCTCCTTGAGGTTCACGACGCCACCAGGGGTGTTGAGCAAGAACAGGTCTGCGTCCCACTCCTCAGTGGTGGATGCATGACGGCGATCCGACCTGGCCATACGATCGACACCACCCACGGTGCTACTGGCGAGCAACTTGGCTGCCAGGCGATGCGAGTCCACCTTGAGCGCGGCCTCACGGCAGATGGCGCGAATGAGGTGATGAGACATCAAGGTCTCATCGGGTTGCCAGCGGCAACCGGTCCACACCAGCCACTTGCCCCAAGCCGCGCAATAACGCCACTCGTCTGCATAGCGGGAGGTGAACGCCAACGTCAATGCATCGTCGGTTGCCCACACCGTGGCGTCCTGAGACGTCATGGCCTTGGTGGTCTTCACGCACATACGCGGCCCAGAGGCAATGAACGTGGTCACATCAAAGCCCTCGACCAATGCGTCGGCAGCGTCCCAGCCATCAGCCTTGTCATCGGGCGGCAAGAGCACATCGCAGGAATGCGCGCCCGCATCCAGGACAGCTTGCGCCGCCGCCATGGCGTACTCCCAGCCTGGCTTGTCTCGGTCGGGCCAGATCAAAACGGCCTTGCCTGTGAGTGGTGACCAGTCGGTTTTGTCCACCGGTGCATTGGCCCCGTGCATGGCAGTCGTGGCTGTGATTCCAGCGGCGATCAATGCCTGGGCACACTTCTCACCCTCAACCAAGATCACCCGATCGGCACTGACCATCCCCGGTTGGTTGAACAGGGGGCGAGGATCGGGTGGGGCCATCTTGCGACGCTTGGCGTCCCATGGACGGAACTCCTTCTTGCCCCCGGGCGGGTCATAACGATAGACCACTGCGATCAGATGTCCGGCGGGATCAAAGTAATCCCACTTGGCCGTGGCTGGCCCCAACTCGTCGACCGGAGCCTCCTTCTTGGCTTTACGTGATTGGGTCGGTACTGCCTGGCCAACCAGATCTGCCGCGTAGTCCAACACCCGAGGGAAGTCGGATTGAACGTCTGCCCCAAGGTAAGCAGCAATCAAACCAAAGACATCTCCGCCGTCGCCCGTGGCGCGATCGGTCCACAGTCCAGCCTTCTCCCCATCAAGGACGACCTCCAGGCTGTCGCCGGGACTGCCCAAGACGTCGCCCATCAGGAACTTGCCACGGCGCTTCTTGCCAGCGGGAAACAGAGTGCTCAGCACCGATTCCAGGCGATCGATCAGCGACGCACGCAACTGCTCTCGAGTAGCGTCTGCGTCTTTGTGTGCAGTTGAGTCGTTGTCATTGAAATCAAGCATCCGACGACTCTCCTTTCGCCTCTGCTTCTGCTTTCGCTTGCATCCAAGCCATCAACTCACTGACCTTGAAGCGGACCATCTTGCCGACGCGGTAATGCGGCAGGCCAAGACGCTGGCGCTCTTTGGGATGGGTGAGTAGGTAGATGGGCACTTTCAGGCAGTACGCTGCCTCGCGTGCATCGACCAGTCTTTCGGTGAGGATTTGATTAGCGTCCGTCATTGCTTTGTCTCCAGCACCGGTCCTGCCATGCGCACATCCGGCATTCAAAATGAGTGGGGTCTTGATAGGCGCGAACGAGCAGCTCGCCCGCGTCGGTTGCAGAGATCACCTTGAGCGCACGGTCTGACATACGCTGCGCTAATGCCGCATCAAAGGGCACGAGCTCGGTGTAGATCTCCATGGTGTCGGCGTTCACCGCTGTGAAAACCGCAGGGTTTTCGTGCAGCTCCAGACAGGCTTGGTAAAGCACCACCTGAGCGTGATAGATTGGTTTGGAGATGGCCAGCTTGTTTTTTTCGAGGTCGCGCCACGACTTGGAACCGAGGCACTTGTTCTCCCACAAAGCGGGGTACTTGAAGCCATCGGGACCGCCGACGATCACGCCATCGATGTGTCCAGCCAGTCGAC